AATTGCAGAAACGTTAGATGCTACAGACATTTCTCCAAAGAAGTTAATCTGCTGGGTTCTGGCGTTCTGTGTTTCTGCACGAACTGCTGCTGTAAAGTTATTTGCGCTCCCAGTAGACTGCTCTTGGATAAATGAGTCAATGTCGTGTTGTACTCCATTAACGACAACTGTGTGTTTTTCCTTTGAGTAGTAGCGCTCTTTGAATTTTGCGCTCTTACCAAACACATCTGCCTGTTGAATCCTGGCTTCGCCAAGTTCTTTTAGTGTGGCATCAATTCTGTTGTATGCTTTTTGGACAGCATCATCAGCATCCATGATTACTTTTTTGTTAGTAGCCATCTTATTGATGATTGTCTTGTAGTTTGCAACCGCTGCTTTGGCTTCTGCAATCTCTAGCGTCTTTGACGTAATGTTTGTGTTGGCTTCTAGATATGCGATTCTGCGCTCCAGTGTTGCCATGCTTGGGATTGCTTCTGTAACTCCATAAGGAACCATTGCATCACGCAAGTCTAGTTCTATCCCATCAACAATCTTATTGATTGCCTTCAATTCCTTTTGGGCAGCAGCCAAATGCTGTGACTTTGTGGCAGGAGATGCATTAGTAAGTANNNNTAGGTCGTTGACAGATGCTTCTGCAGTATTCTTTGCTGCAATAGCCTGCTGTAGCATTGTAGCCTTAGCATTTACATTATCAGCAACAGCCTTGTATTCAGCCTTGTTGGTTATCTTTCGCTTAAGCAAATCGTTAGACCAGTTATAGAAGTTTTTTGATGCTCGCTTTGCACCCTGTGCTACGATTTCATCTCTTACAAAGTTAATACCTTGTGACAAGCCAACGCTAATGATTGGCTCAAATAATGACTGCTTAAATGCGTATGAAGGACGAGCAAGGACGTCGAATGTCCAAACCTTGTTTAGTTCACCAAAGATGTCTCTTCCAGCACGACTTCCGCGTTGTTTGATTGCGTCGAGTCCTTTTGCTGCTTCAATATCAAGTTGGGTCTCAATGTCATCCCATGGTGTAAATCGGTATGATTCTGCAAATTGGCGAACAGTCTGAGGGTCAACAAGTGTGACGTTTCCATCATAGCCAATGCCGTATCCGTTTTCTTTAACAGACTGCATTCCCTTGCTAACGTTCATCTGGAAACGCGCTACATATGAGTTGATTGCAACATCGTCATATAGACCAGCCTTGTACGCAAGCATGCGGCCAACCTGAGCATCAATTGACTTAAGTGCATTGACTTGTTCGACTGAACCCTTGCCAAGTGTTTGCATGTATTCGTCTTCTAGACGAGCACGAACAACTGAAACCTTTTCAAACAGTCCAGGCTGTGTTTCAACTTTACCAGCACCATCTCTAAACATCTTCATGTTGTTTAGGAATCCAGTAAGTTCTACACGTGCTTGCATTGGGCGCATACCTGATAGGGATACAAATCCTGCAGGAAGTGACTCTGTTGCGCGACCAGCAAGGCGAACTCCGCGGATTATCCATCCACCAGTAGTCTCGCCAATCTTTGTCTCAAAGAAAGCATTTTTTGGAAGTTCGTAATCACGACTACGGATTGTTGACTTAGTATTGCGAAGTGCTTCCTGTCCCTTGATTAGTGCAGCAGCACCAATTGCAGGCTCAATAGGCATGAACTGTTTTGCGCCGTAAGTGAAGTCACCCTTTTCATTAAAGAATGCATCTCTAATCTTTGTAAACTGTGGGTCTGCATCAATTGCATCATTAAAGGCTTTTTTAATACGCTCAGCAGATACACCTGTTGGCATAGGTACTTGACCATCTTGAAGAGCCTTAGTACGTATCTGTGACTTAACATCAGCCATGTCAAATAGTTTATGGCTTGATGTTGCTGCTAGTCGTGCTAGCGCATCAAGGTTACCCTTGTCAGCAAGAAGAATATCTTTAACAGCACTTGCATCCGTTGTATCGCGAATGATTGGAATCAATTTCTCATTAGTGCTGTACTTCATAACTAGGTCTTCGATAGTTCCCCAGTCCTTGCTTTCAGCAAGTAGTAATGCGTGGCTTCCTGATACAGTCTGAGCACCTGCTGCGCCATTGGTAGAGGCATACAAAATGCCATTCTCCATGTCTGCGGCTAACTCATCAACGCTCTTGCCTTTAGTATACAAACCTGCTGGCTTTGCAACAGCCTTTGCACCAGTTCCAACAATCTTACCAGCGGCACCAATACCCTTGTTTCCAACAACAAAGTCACCAATACCAGTGTACCAGCGACCAACTGCGTTGTCGACAAAGTTTTGTTTAATGCTTTCATCGTTCCACAAATCAACTGTATCAAGGTCAATCTTACCAGTAGAAAGAACTAGTTGAGAGACTGGGTTGATAAGCGGTATAAGACTTGACTTTGTAAGAGCCTGCATTGCAGAAACTTTTTTACTGCGATTATAGGCAGCAGTAATATCAGAGAACTGGAAACCTTCTTCGTATTGACCCTTTTTGTAAAGAGGAGAATTTAAGTCAGTTACTAAACCCACTGTTGCAATTGGACGCGAAATCAGTGGTGAGTAAATCTTTTCATTAAACTGTACTGCAGCCTTGAGAAGAAAGTCTGCTGAAGATTTAGTTGCAGCCTTAGCCACACGTCCTGGAGCAGTTGACTCAATTGACTTATTTACATCGTTAAGAGCATTTCTAATTGTTGAAGTAAGTTCTTCTTCTTTTCTCTGCTCTTCCGCATTAAGGTAGGCGCCTCCGCCTGTAACCTTCTTTATACCGACGCCTAGGGTTGAACGGAATGAATCCCATAAAGACATCATTACCCCCTAGTAATTTCGTTTAATATAATTTTTCTCTGTCCCACCTTGTGGGTCTTGCCCTGTAATGCTTGTAATAAAAGCATCTCTATCTTCTGTAGACTTCCATGACATCATTGCAAGTTCCATAGCAATACCTGCATTTTGATATCCAAGTGAGTTTGCAAACTTGTCAATGTTATCAAAGAGGCTACCTGGCATCCATGAAACATCAGCCATTAGGGTTTACGCCCTGACTATTCTCAACAAGGTAATTTACAAAACGCTTAAATGAATCTGGAGCATCTGGTGAGCGTGCAGCAAATGCCAAGTCTGGCAAGTACTGTGCTGCAATTCGTGCATTCTCATCAGCACGTGCATTGTTCATTAAACCCTTTGAAAGTACTTCACTTCCTGGACCAGGACCAAAATCTACACCTGCTGTGATTGGTTCATCTGGACGAGTTGTTGGGTCAAAGAGTGTACCTAGTTGAGGCATGTTAATACCTTCATAAGGTGCTGCAGGAGCAGATGGTGTTGCTGCTTGAGTTGTTGCCACTGCTTGGTTACCCTCCATACGCTGATTATTCAATGCTTGATTTTCTCCGTATGCAAAGCCTGTGTAGTTACCACTCTGACCTGCACCACCAGTACCTGAAACATTGGCTGGATTATTCTGAGGAGCATTTGGGCGATAGCCGCCACTATTCTCATTGCCTGCCATTATGCCTCCTACTTAAATTGTCTAAAAATATGAATTGGTTCAGAGCACATATTGTCGTATTGAATTGCAATAGCAATTGCTTTACGAATCATTGTCTCTGCTTGGTTAATTGTCTTTACTTTTTCCACACCCAACGCTGCCAACGCGCCGAGGGCAACATCGCCACCACTACCCATAACATATACATTACGAATATCGGTATCCCAAGAGTAGTCTTCAGAGACCGAGAATACTTGGCCTTTGACTGAGACAAGGAATCCCCCGTCAATTTGTGCAACATCGCCGTCCTCTTTCATATCAATGCCTGCATCAATAAAGTTCTTTCGCATTTCTGGAATGAACTTTTGAGTCATATAGGCATTTAAGTCTTCTTGTGCAGTAGGCTTAGGTTGTTTGTAACCATAGTGTAATATGTTACTAGCGCGAGAAGAACCGCATCCAGCAATTAATACACTGTTGTTTTCAACAATCTTTGGAGTCTTACTAACTTGGAATCGACCATTATCATCACTTAAACGTGAATCGCATCCTAGTACCGACCAACCGTCACCTTGTATCGCTACCAGCGTTGTCATTTTATCCCCTAGTTGTTACTCGTCCTGTTGCTTTACCGCTGCCACTTAATGTGGATAAAATTGTTTGTAGGTCTGGTGCTGGCGTTGGTGGAGCCATTCCCATACCTTCTGGAGAGCCTCCTGCTGGGACGCTACCTGGAGCAGGGGACGGCTGCTCAACATTTGGCGTTGCAGCCCCAGCAGAAGGAACTGGTTGCTGTGGAGCAAATGCTTCAGTGATAGCCTCTTCTAAGGATTGACCCTTTTGACGAGCACTGATTACTCCTGCAATCTTAGTTACGATAGATGCTGGGTCTCCGCCTTGAGTTGCCATTGCTGGAATAGCCTGAGCCATTGCAGTAATACCGCTAAGTAGTGATGAACGCATGTTTTCGATTTCGATTTTTTCAAGTTCTTGTGTGACGTTTACTGTGAATGGAAGTTCACGCATTGCCATGTCCTTGGAGATTAATCCTCCACCAAGAGCCTGTAGCATAAAGATAAGTCCCTGTGCTGGGTTAAGACCAGCCAACATACCATAACGAACATCTGCAGAGTAATCACCCTTGATGTCCTTTGATGGCTTGTATGTAATTTCATATGGTGAGCCAGAATCTACACCGCGGATTGTCTTTTCTTCTGAGAAAATCTTCTCATCTACTTCAAAGCAGAGAGAAACAACATCGCGTAGAGCAGATGCAAAGATTGCTTGGGCTGACTTAACCTGTGTATCAAATGCTCCCATGAGAGCCTGTACGCCTTGACCAGTAACGATGCTTGCATCAATGTTACCAGAACGACCTTCTGGATAACGAGTACCTGAGCGAAGTTCCTGGTTAAGTAGTTGTGCTTCTGTGAATGCGCCTTGTGGAATGTTTAATTCGACACGACGAACGCCAGCAGGGTTGGCGGTACGAATTACCGCATCGCCACCCAACTGGAGTTCTTGAACGTCTTGTGGTAGTACGATTGGTGCTTGAACACTCTTCTCCGCTGCTTCCATTGCCAATAAGGCGAAACGGTTGCGAAGAAGTTGAATACCTAATACGTCGTCGAATTGTCCACGCATCTCGCCATCAATAGAAGGCTTACGCGCCACGACAACCATCATCTTGCCCATTGGATTCAATGCGCGAGATAAAACTAGATTGCCCTTCTTAGGCAAATAAATTACAGATTGGTCCTTGTCATAGTAACGAACCATCTCAACCTGAGCATGCAGGTCCTGTTGATATCCGTCACGACCAAGGATTTGAGTCTCATACTCTGGGAACTGTGCAACCAGTTCTCCAAGAGTTAGCATGTAGCGTTTTGCAAAGGCCACACATCTTCCGTAGCGGTCAAATTCTGGGTAAGCCCCGATTGGATTTTCTACACGGATACGCGGCAACTTGCTTTCTTCGTCCAATTCAATCATGAAAGGAACGAAACCATATGTTAGATACCAGTCAGCACCTGAGTACATTTGTACTGACAGGTCAGAGTGGGAGAAGTAGTTAGCGGCAATACGTGTACGCTTATCAGCGAAGTTACGTGCCTTGTCGCTAACGGAGTTAGCAGCAGAACAGTTGATTGCTGGAAGTGGCGCCATAACCTCTGAGAGGTCACGTGCTACAACGTCGATGAAGTTAGCAACTACGTTGGCATCTACACCTTCTGGGAAGAACTCAGGGTAGACAGATGCGATTTGTCCCTTACGAACAGCAAGTACGCTTAGATTACGAGCATCGCGTTCATGATTACGGTAGCGCAACGCTTCGACGCGTGCTGCAACCTGTTCCATTGATAATGCCATTGGTATCCTAACCGTAAGTATGTGACCATTGCTCTGCAAAGGCCTCGTCTAAATTGACTGCTTGTCGTCTTGATGCTTGCGCTTGAGTTGTCCATCTGTTTTGCATCCACTTAGATGCATTGCTACTCTGTTGCATCATCTCACGTATGCGGATAATAGCAAACCATAGCGCCATAACGCAGTCCGTTGGGTTCTTCGTATCTGGCTTCCAGGTAATAAGTTCCTGTACGAGAGTCTTTAGACCCTCAGAGCCTTCGTTGCTGGGTAGTTCTATAATGTTGTTGTCCTGGAAACGCCCATCACGGGTATTACCAAACAACATAGACATAGAGGCTACACCAAATGATGTGTCCCATTTATTCTTACCCGTAAAGTGAGAGTTAAGTTGACATCCATAGGATGCTAGATATGCTCTCAAGTCATCATCCAGGGCGTAAGCCTTCTGGTGGGCGTTAATTTCAATACGTAGTTCTTGTGGTCGATACTTCTCAACCCACTCTTCAATCAAAGCCTGAATCTTTGCTGGACTTGGGTCAGTCATATTGACGCAATCTAAAATATAGATACGTCCATCTGCTCTGTTGTAAGTAGCAACTACTGCTCCTGTAGCACCTGCCATAGCAGGGTCAAGACCAATAATGGTATAACCTTCAACATGCTGAGGATGTCCTGGAGTACCTGCTTTTAGCGGTCCTCTTTTTCGCATTCCGTTGACTGAGCCAGCCACACAGGTTGGAGAGAATATTGAGTCTTCTTGGACATCTTCTTGTTGATAGACCATAGCCCAAACTGACGGAGCGACCTCAGAGCGACGCTTAAAGAGCGAGGGTCCGTCCCATTTTGGATATAAGCCATTTTCTAAAACCTCATCTAAATCGTTTTCTTGCTGGTCTGTCTCAGGCCATAGTGTTTTCCAGTTGGCTGGTTTATCATCAAACTGCAAAACTGCTGGCATTGCACAATAGGTAAATGGGCTCTTTCCACCCGTCCATTGTCCACCGTCTCGAATCATCTTATAGAGGTCTACAGATGAAACACGGGTTCCAACAATAATGAGTTTACCGTGTCGTCCCAGACGGGTAATAACTTCTTTCTGAAGCCACTCAATTTGCTTTTCCCACTCATGAGCGTTGGAGCCCATCACCACGTCATCTAGGATAATCAAGTCGGCGCGAGCACCGTAAATCTGAGAACCAAAGCCCAATGCTTGGACTGTAGGGTCTTTCTCTCCAGAGTCGCGACCTGTACCTAGATAAATCATGTCGGCGGACCATTGTGTTGCATCCGCCTTATACCCACCATTAGGGCCGAAGGCCGTTTGTAATTTCATATAACCAGGGTGGGAAAGACGCGTCTTAATAGCGCCTAGGAACTTGCGAGCCATACCCTGAGTTTTGGACACGATAATTACTCGCGTATTAGGGTTGGTCACAATCTTGTAGGTCACGTAGTTAGTCGTGATGGTAGTTGACTTAGCATGCTCTGGTGGCACGTTAATCAGAACACGGTTAGGGTCTCCCTGGTCATAAGTCATGCCAGGTGGTAGCCACCGTGGTTCTTTACCTTCAATAAGGTCAATCCAGTTTAACTGGTGATTAAAAAGTTTAGAACCTAGGAAGGTTTCTGAGAACTCAGCAAAGGGCATATCCTTAAGTTCGGATAAGTCCTGCTTAATGCCTTTACCCGCAAGGCGGGCTTTATCTGATGCTTCTTTGAAGTCGGCATCTGCCATTGTCCATTGGCGAAAGGCGGTGTCTTGACGGTCAACGGCTGCCATAGCGGCTGTGATTGTCGCACCTTGTTCTAGGAGAGCCAGTACTTTAGCCTGGGCATCGTCCTTGGAATATGTCTGTTTTCCTGCTTTACGACCCATGTTATGTCCCATCTAATAACGCCGATTTAACGTACCCTATAAACGGCATAAGGGGGGCATTTTGATAA